ATCAGATATAACCTTATCTATATCATAAGATTCCTCTTTTAAATACCCCGTCATGGAAGTTCTTGGTTGCCACCAAGGAATAAGGCCAGCTTCCAATTGAGCGCGGTGAGTATTAGCTTGTGTTTGTAATGAAGGAGAGTGAGGTATATTTAAAAATACAGCCCCGAGAATACCTTCACTAGTTTGGACTTGACCATTTTCATTACAGACAGGAATTAAAAGATCTATGTATCCAGAATTTTTTTGTATGCGAGATTCTTTACCGCCAGAATCAATTAAAGAAAATCGCACTTGCTTAGGATCTTCAAACGTTACAGAAGATGCTCCATTTAAAATGTCCCGTTTAGGGTAGTAGATTAAAAAATGCCCTGCATCATCAACGGTATAAAGTAATTGATCGCGTAAATCACTTACTTCACGCTCTTCCCAACCCACGCCAAAAAAACTGTTCATTTTCTGTTTTATGAGAGACCTCATAAAAGCATTATTTTGGTAAGTTACATTGTAAGCTGTAATTAAACTCCGAATAAATTTCTCTGTCCCTTTTGCCGAGCTTCCTCCAAGTTTTTCAGCCAAGACTGTATTAGCTATTCTTCTCTTTCCATTTTGATCTAATGGTTTAATAGTGTCTACATAATTTTTGTAAAAGCCAACAAAAAGTTCTGTTGTGTTAGATGCAAAATTACTACCATTACCAAAAAGCAACGAAAATCTTTGGTGTATATTACCATGTACTGTATTAATCGACTCATTATTAGAATCATACAATGCTATATTCGGATAATTGCCGCCTGTGAAAGTGCTTAAAGCTGAAAATCTGCCTCGGTCAGAAATAGAAGCTAACGGGTCTACACCATCAACCAGATTATTCCAAGTTATAAGGCTGTTTAATGCATCTGGACCTCCTTTACTGTAAGTTTGATTAGAGTGAGTTATATCATTTACTCTAGCACTAGATTCCCCACCTTGATCAGCTATATTTAAATTTTGGAAAGAGCTGGCAATACTTATATCTATCTTTGTGAGATCTGTTACAGATTCTTCATTATCAGAGCTTTCTACCTCTTGAATGGATATCGAAACCGGGGTAGCATCTAAATACACACCTCTTGAGGAGTCCTCCTTGTTTAAAAGGTTCCCTTTAGAATCCACTAAGCCTTCTATGGGGCCATCTGAAATAAGATCAAGAGTCTCCATGTAACTGAAAGACGACCCGAATTGAAAATCACCTATCTTTGGAGGAGACAGAACAGCAGGTTTAACGTCAGGTTTCTTACCCGCTCCGTATAACCTTTTTTTTCTAGAAAGATGATTCATTGTTTACTAGATGGTAGGATTAGAAATCTCAATGTTTGATTCCTGATTAAAAACTCCCTCTTCAGTCTCAGGAGAATAATTATCAGATTGCATCGCATCTACAGTTCTGACAGTTTGCGGTATAGACTTCATGGACGATTGAATTACGCTAGATCCAACTTTCAATCTCCCATAACCAATTGGAAGTGGAGACCCTTGAGCAGTTAAGTTGATTATACTACTACTAAATAACAAAGATTTACTATCTGAACCTATAGTCGTTTCACCGCCATCAATAGTTCCCGGATCTGTAAGTGCGTATTGTATAGCTGCGCTAAGAAGCGTTAGAATAAGTGCTGGAACAAACCCCGGTCCAGAGCCTACAATAAAAGGAACAAAATCTATCTCTTTAGGGTGTTTATTATCCAAAAAAGATTTTTGGCTCAGCCTTTTCTTATTTACTATAAGCTCATAACTAAAACCTTGTTTCTGTAGATCTACAACGGTCTTCCGAAACCCTTCTCTATTTACATCTATAGCTCTAATGACATCTCTAGGCTTATCTATGTTCATTTTGAACACTTTACCGTATTTCTGAGCTAAAATCCCGTGTAATCTAATAGTTGTCATAATCGTCCTTGAACCTGTTATGTATATTTACATCTGTTTCTAAATTTTGTGGCTCATAAAGATTAAATTTTTTAGTCTCTAAGCTATATATAAGGAAAGGGATGCAGCAATTATTGCACATCTTTACGTCAAACTCCGAAGGTTGTTCATCTACATTGATATGGCTATGATATATAGCAACCATATCAAATTTCTCTTTAAACATTAAATACTCTAAAGGATCTAACATGAAGTTGTTTCTAGGATCTTCTGCTATATTCTCTAAATTCTGGACCACATAACCTTCTATTCCGTCATCAAAACCCAAAAAACCACAAACCTCCATGAATGGGTTACTCTCTGAGTAGTCAACTATTTCTTGCAGTTTAGATTTTAAATTCATATATTTTCTGATCCTAAAGCTTTATAATCAAATCCGTCTGTTCCGGGGAACCCACCAAAAGGTAAAGGTTGTAACGCATTTTGATTAGCTACAAACTGTTCGAATTTACCCATTGTGTAATCTAACCTCCTCGTCGAAAATTCGCTAGTGTCACCAAATCCTGTTAGGTGATTGTCGGCATCTGACTCATCTAACACGTAAAAATTACCACTGACAGATGTCGTATTCATATCATACCAGCCCTTTAGATTAGTTCTTAAAGAGGATAAGTAACCAGTAGTTTCTCCATATGATACAGGCGCATAGTCACAATATAGGTCAACACGTTTTTGTAAGTTGTTGTCAGTTAGGTAGTATTCAGAATCAGCTATGCTATTTGCCGAACCCAACCAAGAAACTTCGTCATTAGTTAGTTTTTTATCCCACACACAAACCTGCGCTATATCGCCTCCAAAACAATTTTCTTTATGAATATTATTTTCGCCAGTTGCCTCGCCAAATATAGAGAAAAAGTCTACTCCTTTGTCAAAATTATCAGACCTCATTGTGATTTTATTCGCACAAGTAAACTCTCCATACTGATTTTTATATGGGTTAACTAGCACCTCAACGCTGGGGTAAGAAGGAGAAGTAACCCTAAAGACTAGAAAGTTAAATTTTTCTGATGAGGCTATTTTAGTGGGTATTTTCTTCGTGTGACTTCTATCTGAGCCAGCTTGAAGAGCCGATAATTCTAAGAACAACCCCTCTTCACCCTCAATTCTAGAGGAAAAGTGCAAATTAGCTGTAACACTATCTGTAAATGAACCTGAAGATGAAGGCTGAAAAGCTTTATCTGTCCTAGGTAGAGCTTTAGTAGCGAATACCGTTGGGTCCATCCATCCAGTAGGGCTTTTGTATTGCTTGTCCCCGCGCATCCAAACAGAAACAGTCCAATTAAAAGTGTTAAAAACGCCAGTCACATCAGAGTCAAGAGTCGCTAGAGTAGCACCCTGCTCGCCATCTAAATGTAAGTAATTAAAACCTGTTTCTTCCGCTCCTAAAGATACCCTTTTCAAACTTTCACTCGTAAATCTCTTCTGACAGGCTTCAATTTTTTTACTACACCCGTCTTTCTGCCAAAAAGAGCCATTATCTTCTGGGTGTTGACCTGAATGGCCACTGACACAAACATACCAAGTTTTATGGTAGATGGGTTGATTATCTTGGTTTCTGTCAACTATAATCCTTCTGTTTTCTAGGTAAATAGATTCTCCAGCATTATAAACTTTTTCAGATTCATAAAATAACTGACCAGTTCTTATAAGTTCATCATCAGCATCCACCGAAACCCTTTCGTCAACAACATTAAGAAAAGACCCACCATCTTCTTTTTCAATAGGCTTGCCTTTGTATTGACAGCCTAAACCCCTATAAGTCCAATAACAATATTTTGCATTTACGGTCCTGTAATTTACATCAAAATTATCAAGATCTAAAGGTAAATTTAGCTCAAACTCTACAAAAGCTTTATTTTCTTGGACTTTTTGACCGACTAAATATCTTTCTTCCGAAATTTCAGCTTCAGAGTTAGCCAATCCAAAAGGGTTTTGTCCATCAAAATTCACATCATCCAGATGTTTGACAAAAACTTTCTTCCTAAGTATGGCGGCGTTTTTAAAATCTTTATATTTGCCCAAGAAATAGGTAACTAACCTATCATTGTTACTTACTTTTATTTTAGGGCGGGGGAGTGTGCCATCCCCAAAAACCCCAAAACCTTCAGCTTCTATGGGTACAGGGATATATTGAACACCTTGCCAAGTTATGTTTTTACCAAACATTGAACCTCCATGAAAACTAATGAAAACACTAGGGCTATTAGTGGTATCTGGATATAATTTATATAATTCAACAATCGCTGTTGGCTGTAAATCCAATAAACTTCTTGCTACTTCGTTTTTTCCTTCAACCGCCATGTTTAATATTACACTTCTTTTAGTATTATAAGCAAGAGAAATGATAATTAAACAGCTAATCAATAAAGAAGAATCTTGGGACGATTTTTTCAATTTCTGTTTGAAATCTAAACCTTACGCAGCTTTCTGCTCTGGCTCTAGGAGCATGAGAACTCATGCAATAAGAAGGCATTTCGATGAATTCTGCAAATATTGCGATGTTTACTCTTGCGGTGATATTGGTTACGTTTTTACTAAAGAATTAACCTATCATAATCATATCCAGTTTTTATTTGGAAATGGCTCCAAGCCCAGCTTAATGAAGGTCAGAGCTTTTCACGATATAATGGATAATATTAGATCAAAAAATGGTAAATACTTCGTCTCAGAAATTAGACGCACATTTAAGGTGGATTTTTATAAAAAATGGATAGATAGATACGATAAAAGAGCTATAATATTGAATAATAAGGACCAAACTGTCCTATGGTATAACGAAATAAAAATGAATAAAGATCTCAAAGTTGTAGGGACTAACGACTCAAGTAGTCATCTACAAGATAAAATTGTTCAATATGACATCATAAATGTAGAATCTGGTATCAATGCATGTGTGACTCAAATCACTATTGATGATCAGAAATATTTTTTTGATGGGAAGCGCGTTTCTCTAAGAGAGGGGAAATGTTTAATCGAGGGCATGATCTCTGATGATAAAAGCTTTGCAGCTAATATAGCTTTAGAATTTAAACCATAATGAACCAAGAATTACTAAAATATCGAGTCTACGATAAAAAAGGGAAGTATCACCAATCATACCTTTCAGAGGATGATGCAATTAATTGTGCTAAGCATGTGTCTGGCTCCGTAAAAAGTGTAAAAGACTATGACGAGAAAGAGATCTTTAACAGTAAAAAACAAGTAAAGTGATGTCTCTAATCAAATCCGTGTTAAAAAGCGTTGAATTATACCTTATGTTAAGGAATAAATTAGCCTTTTTTGAAATTAAAAATCAACATAGAAAGATAAAAAATGAACTTATTAGTGAAATTGAAGAATTACGGGCTGCTGGTGATAGCAACTCCTCTGATCGCGCTGACCTCTTGCGAAAGCGCCTCAAATCCGAAAACGACGACTTTAAACATATATCAACCGTCTTCCTTGAAACTGAAGGCGGGTCAAGCGATCCAGACTAAAGAGGGAATATACACCCCTCCGACTGATGAAGTTTGGCATTCTGACGCTCGATACAGAAAGTTAGAAAGAGAACTCTTTGACTAATTTAAAACGGCACCTGTTATGGGTGCCGTTTTTTTTTGGAATTTACCTCTCTCCCCTTTTGCTTAAAAGCAAAATTATAAATATGGAGCTAAGCAGAATAAAATGTGCCTCTGGAATTGCAGTCCCCGTAGTTCCATTAAACTTCAAGATGGATGGGTTTTGGGAGAAAGATACTCCATTTAGGTAGATATCGCTCCCTTGTACCGCAAATTGATCTAATGAAC